ATAGCGGACCTGGCCCAGCTGTACAACGTGCAGGAACTGGTTTTCGATCCTTGCTATGCAGAAGAATTGACCCAGCGGCTGGAAAACGAGAGCGGGGTCCCACGGTCAGCATTCCGGCAGACGGTTATGGCGTTTGCAGGACCTACTGCCGAATTTGAACGGCTGGTGATAGGAAAGCAGCTGCGGCATGGCGGGCACCCAATCATGGACTGGCAAGCCGGCCACGTGCAGGTCAAGCAGGACAACAACGCAAACAAGCGGCCAGTAAAGCCGGCGCATGATGACCCCAAGAAAATTGACGGCATAGTTGCTGCGATTATGGCCCTGGGCAGGGCACAGGCAGCAGACGCGGAGCCAACCTACAACTATTACGAAGATAACCAGCTGGAGCTAATGTAATGCCTGACAATAACATGATGATCGACACCGGGGACGAGAACCGCAGCCTGGAGAATCCGAACATTCCCCTGGGCAGCCCAGAGGTCTGGAATGAGGTATTCGGGGATTACAAAGCAGATACCGGGGAAAGCGTCAGCCCTAAGCGGGCGCTCGGCCTGGCAGCCGTCTGGCAGGCTGTCAGCCTGATATCTGGCGACGTTGCAAAGCTACCGCTAAACGTCTACCGGCGCCGGCCGGACCTGGGAGAACGTGGGCGGGAAATCGACCAGGCCCACCCAGCCCAGCAGCTGGTCAGGTGGAAAGCCAGCGGGAAAATGTCCGCGTTCAAGTTCTGGCGCCGGATGATGACGCATTCCCTGCTGTGGGGAAATGCCTATGCCCTGATTATGAAGGATCCCAACGGCCAGCCGCTGGAGCTGCTGCCGCTGCTGCCTGATCGGACCCAGCCACAGATCCGCGAGGACGGCAGCACCTATTACGTGAGCGAGGTAGGCGGCAGCCTGGTTAGTTTCTTTGATAGCGAAATACTCCACCTGGAACATATCAGCATCAAAGGGGATGCCGATTGTGAGCTGATCCACCAGGCACGCAATAGCTTTGCCCTGGGCCTGGCCCAAAACAAGTTTGCCAGCAGGTTTTTCCAGCATGGTGCCAGGATCGGGGGGATTCTAGAGGTCCCACCCGGGATGACGAAAACCGCAGCCGATAATCTGGAGATAGGCTACCGGAAAACCTATGAAGCGGTAGACAATGCGTTTAAGACTGTGATCCTGCGGGACGGTGCTAAATTCCACGCGGGGCAGTTTGCACCAGACCAGGCACAGATGACACAGAGCAGAGCCGAGCAGGTGAAGGACGTTGCCAGGTGGTTTAACCTGCCACCCCACAAGCTGGGAGATGACAGCCGCACCAGTTACAGCAGCCTGGAGCAAGAGAACCGCAGCTATCTGGACAGCTGCCTGGCGGTCTGGCTGCAAACGATTGCCAGTGAATGCTGGATGAAACTGCTAACCACAGACCAGCAGGCTGCCGGCCAACACTATATTGAGCATAACGTGGATGCCCTGATACAAGCGGACACCATGACAAAGTACACGGTAGGACGCATGGGTATAGAAATGGGCGTTCTGTCACCAGACGAATTCCGGGCAATGCAGAATATGAATCCACGTCCAGACGGTCTGGGTGGGGTCTACCTGCGGCCACTGAATATGACAGTGGCAGGGGAAGAAACGGCGCCGGCAGAGGATCCACCAGCGGATCCAGAGCCAGAAGCAGAGCCGGAAGCGCTGGACGCTACGCGGGCGGTCCTGCTGCAACAGATGGCGGCAGCTGTGGGCGGGATCCTGGACAGCGTGACCAGGAACGTAAAGCGTAAAAAGGCCAGCCGGTTTGTGACCTGGATTGACAGCGGGCTGGAGGCTAACACAGCAGACCAGGCCGCGGTCCATCTATCAACCGCAGCGGTAGCCTATGCTGCTGTTCGTGGACAATGTACAGAGCCGTTTGCCATTGAGGCATTAATGTCTATCTACGACCACCTAAGACCAAAGCTGGACAGCCTGCTGGAGACAACCACAGAAGCGGATCTAAAGAATACTATCGTTGAAGCTGCGGACCAGCTGCGGCTGGACCTCCCGGCAGAAATCCTAAACACCCTGGAAGAAGGAATATAAACCGATGGCAAAACAATTCCCAAACAGCATGGCGGTAGAGGTCAGGGACCAGGACGGCCAGCCGGTCATTACCGGCTACGCGGCGGTCTATCACAGGTCAGACGACCCTGGCACAGAATTTGAACTGCTGGACAATTACGTTGAACGGATCATGCCAGGCGCGTTCGATAGTGCCCTGGAAACAGAACAGGACGTGCGCGGCCTGTTTAATCACGATCCTAACCAGGTGCTGGGGAGGACCGGGGCCGGGACCATGACGTTATCTGCCGATTCTATCGGCCTGCGGTACGATATTCTGCTCCCAGACACCCAGCTGGGCCGGGACGTGGCCACCAGCATAGGACGCGGGGACGTTACTGGCAGCAGTTTCAGTTTTAAAGTGGCAGACGGCGGCGCGGAAATCCGTAAAGACGGGGACCAGACTGTCAGGGAACTGCGCAGCGTCAACTTGTTCGATCTGGGACCGGTTACTTTTCCAGCATACGGGTCCACGAGTACCGGCCTGCGGACAGCCGAAAACGTAAAAGAAGCGGAAACGGCGCTGTGGGCCTGGCTGGATGAAACACGCAAGGGCCAGGAAGCGGTTGACGTGCGGGCCAGGCTGGTGGCGCTGGGCCTGGGATAACGTTGTTGCAATTGCAGGCCACCTGTGAACAATAACAACTGTGCCGGCTGAAAGCGCAAGCCAGTAAACGGTACAAATCGAAACAGCTGAAAGCGTAATGCAAGTATCTGTTATCTGCGGGGATCAATTACCCTGCCGGCAGATACTTTTTTGTTCCTGCCGGCAATACCGACAAGGAACAACAAATGTCAGACGCTATCAAAAAGCTGCAAGAACAGCGCAGCGAATTATCAGCAAAAATCAAGGAACTTGCAGACAACCAGGAAAACTGGTCAGCAGAGGACCGGGAAACCTGGGACGCTGTGAACACCAGCTATGACGAAACCGTATCCGAAATGGAAGCGGAAAAGGAACGTCTGGACGTTGCAGCGCGTTTGTCTGAAGTTTCCCAGGCCAGGGACGTTGCCAGTTTCAAGGCCCAGCGTGCTGGTGAAGAACCCGTAACGAGCGAAACCCACAACCTGGCGTTCCAGGCTTGGGCACGTTATCAGAACGGGCTCGATATTGAAGAACGGCACCAGAGCGCATGCCGGCAGGTAGGTATTGACTACAAAAGCCCCAGTTTTGACGTCCAGTTGCAACAGAATCCAGCTGGCTATCGCCACAACGGTTTCGGGCGCAGCCTGGAAACGCGGGCACAGTCAGTAGGAACTGACAGCGCTGGCGGTTACACGGTGCCAGAGGGATTTGTAAATGAGCTGGAAAGGTCCCTGCTGGCGTTTGGCGGTCCGCGGCGCGTTGCCAGGATCCTAAGAACGTCTACCGGCAATGACATGCCCTGGGCGTCAGTGAATGATACCGGCAACGTTGGCCGGCTGTTAGCTGAAAACGCAGCGATTACAGAAACCGCTGTAACGTTCGGCAGCGTTACAATCTCAAGCTATAAGTATTCGTCAGATTCAGTTTTAATATCTGCGGAACTGATGTCGGACTCGGCCTTCTCGCTGGCCCAGGAAGTCGGCAGTATGTTAGGTGAGCGCCTTGGCAGAATTACTGCCCAGCATTTCACCACTGGTACTGGCAGCAGCCAGCCCCAGGGTATCACTGTTGGCGCGTCTGCTGGCGTGACAGCTGCCGGGGCAGCGGCCATTACCGCAGATGAACTGATTGAGCTGTATCACAGCGTGGATCCTGCCTACCGCAACGATCCTAGTTTTGGATGGATGATGCATGACGATATCATCCTTTACATCCGTAAGCTAAAGGACGCCAATGACCAGTATCTCTGGCAGCCTGGACTCCAGGACAGCGAGCCAGACAGATTGCTTGGCAAGCCGGTTGTCGTGAATAACGACATGCCAGCCCTGGCTACCGGGAATGTGACTGTCCTGGTTGGTGCTATGAGCAAGTATG